AAAACTACTTAAATTTCTAGGCTTCAAGTTCTTACGTAAGTTTGAACACGGGCCAAACAACGTACAATTTATAGAATTTTGCCGTGTGTGTAGACGCAAATAAGGCTCAGAGACAGAAAGCCAGAGAACGATGGCTAACGAAACAAGCTAATCATCAATCAAGAGTCATACAATGGCTAAATAGAGAACCACGGGCTGTCCGAGGTAGACAACGTGTTGCTACAGGATTCAGTCGTGGTATCTCAGACGATTATCAAAAAGCCCTATATAATCAAGGTCAAGGAAGACGAGCTTATGAAACGGGCTATATAAAATATTTACAACAAAAGCAAACTGTTGACGAAGGTGGCAGAGCCCGTAGAAGAAGTACTGGAAGACAAGCTATCTTAAGAGCCAAGGGAGCTTTAGAGAATGCTGCAAGAGCAGATTTCGGTGAACAAATGCAAAGACGTTACAGAGGTCGACTGTTACAGATGCAAACACAACAAGCTAAAGTACGAAATCAGTTAGGTATAAGACCTGAATATGGTGCACCTGTACTGATGCCTCCTAGTGATAGACTCACTGGTGGACTAGATATTGCAGCTAAGGTTCTAGGCATAGGAAGTATTAAAGTTAGCGACCAAACCTTGTTCCAAGAGATGGGATTCTTTACACAATAATTAATCATGGGATCATCTTATTTTGAGTCACTTGGTAGAAGAGAAGCTGAACCCTTCTCTCCCGGTGACGAATTAAACTACGCAGAGACCGAACCGGATCTCACGAAACCTGTTAACGAAAATATAACTAAGTTAATAGAAGATAGAAAACAATTATTTGAAGACTCTATTGCTGCCTATAACAAAGCTCATGAGAGACGCATGGGTCGTTTCTCTGATCTAGAAAAATTAACAACATCTGGTATTAAATTAATTAATGCAAGACAAGCGTATGCTGAAGGGGATAAGTACCTTCAAAATTCACTAGAGGCTTATTATGATGAAGATACTAGATCTAGATTTATAAGTAATGAAATAGCTTTTGAAAAAGAAAATAACAGGATTAAAGTAGAAGCTGCTCATGAAACAGGAACAGCCAAAAAGACTGGTGAGTGGACTGATGGAGGTAAAGCTAGTAATTTAGATATAGCTGACTTTGAGTTAGCTGTTGAAGAAAGCGATGTTTTTAATGCACGACATGCAGTCAAGGAAATGAATATATTACTTCCTGAGTACATGAAGATAGCTGAGAAGACTCTTATTGTTGATGGTAAATTTTACAATGAGATGAATGTAGCTGAGAAGCAAAAGTGGAGAAAAATAGCGTATGCTCGATATATAGAAATATGGAGAGCTAAATACGATATATCAGATAGACTTATCGTTTCACGATTTATGAAAGGACTGGTAAGTAATGAAGCTCGGATGAGCGGTGCGGCTGAATCTTTACAAACACAAGCTTCTACTGAAACTGCTACCAGCTATCGAGAGCAAGGTTTTATTAATAGTGTTAAAGCAGAATATAAAAACGCTACAGGTGATGGAACTAACTTAGCTTCCGTTGATGCTATATTTTCTAATGATAGTTTTATACAACAAAGAGAGGCACATCATCGTGGTGAAGGGAAACAGAACTCATATGAATTAGCTAATGATGATCTTGTAAAACTATTTACTGATAATATTGAGCAATTTAATGAAGATGAAATCCAATATTTCATGGAGAAATATCAGTTCTTACCAGAAGGCAGTGTATCTAAAACTACATACTCTAAACTTCAATCAAAAAATGCTTTGACAATTTGGAACGCTTATAATAAGCATCTTTCTGATAAGAATTTTGCAACAATGGAAGCTGAATTAAATATTATTGAGAATCAATGGGAAGCAGATAAGACTATTGTAGATGTACGTCAGCTAGATAAGTTCCTAACTGATCCAAAATTAGGTCCTAGAGCAACTAAACTCCGTAGCACTATCCTAGATAGTCAAAATCTTTTATTAAAAGATAGGTTTGAGTTACAAAGATATGATATAGATAACCAAATAGGATTATATTTAGGTGATAAAACTAGATTTCCAGACAAATATCGTAATGACTCTTGGAAATATAGTAAGACACGTGCAATATTATCTGATATGCAAGATGATTGGGATGATGCTTTTTACGATGCTCAGGCAGACGGGAACAGTACTGAAATTTCTGCTGCTCTTGCTACCAAAGCGATTACTACAAAGCTACAGGAAGGAGGCTACGATAATGCTATAACATTAGACGCTTCCAACACAAACTCAAATGTCTTAGTAGAAGGTAGAAAAGTTTTTGAGGAAAATAGTACTTTTGCTTATCAGAGTAACAAGCCACATGAATTTGAACTAGATGGTAAGCTTCTTGAAAATGCTGAAAATTACTTAATACACCAAAATGAAAAGCTAGATCCAATATGGAATGAATTAGCTAGAGGTCTAAAAGGTATAAGTGGTCAGAAATTAGCACATGATAGATTGCTTGCTACTGGTAGAATAAAAGAACCAATAAGCGGATTCGGTAAGATTGGAGAAGGATTAGTTCATACTGAATTACCAAAACAAAACCGTGACCTATTATTAAATAATAACGATTATTCACAAACTAATAGAGTTATTTTAAGTTCTGATGAGGATATGAATATTGTATTAAACAGTCTAATTAATCCTACAACAGAAGATAATGGTGGTATAGACGCATATAAAACTGATGGTAAATATACCGAATGGACAGGTGAAAAGAAATTATCTGAAATGACTGTTGGTGAAGTCCTTACCATGATTCAAAATAATGAACTAGATCTTGATGATGAATTAGGTATATATAATATTAGAGGTGAAGCTCTATTATCTCTAGTTAACAATGCACCATATGGTATAGATTTAGACAGAGTGTTTGATCAAAGGACTCAAACATTATTATTATTAGAACGCTTAAGATTTAAGAGTAATAATAGACTTATGTTTGGTAATTCCGATATGACATATAGAAGACTTGTAAATGTTAGGGAAGAAGATAGAGAAGCATTTAAAGAAATTATAGGAGATTTAGGACCCTTTATGGATCTCAGTACTTTATTACCAATTGCTGCTACTGAATTAGTGGAGCAAAGAATGCCTTGATTAATTATGGATGAAAATAGAAGCATTGAGTTTGATCCTACGGGCTTAAAGTCAATAGAAGAAATAGAAGAATCTACCCAGAATCGAATAGATGAAAACGAAAAACAACAACAAGCTTTAACAGCAGAATCACAAAATCGAGCTACTGCTGAAAGTATACAAGAAGATCCCAGAAACCAAGAGGATTGGGGACTTAAAGGATTATTAAAAGAAGGGCAGTCTATACTATCTGGAGGATTACAAGATACTGCTTCCTCTGTAACTACATTTGGAGAACGTACTATTGATGCGATCTCTGGTGAAATGCAAAGAGAGAAGGAAGAGAAGGGTTACTATCAACCAGATTGGGATCCCTTTTTAGAAAAAGATGATCCTATAATAACAAAAACATGGTGGGGTAAGTTACTTAGAGGTACAGTTCATTTCGGTTCGATGGCAGCTGGTATAGTACTATCTGCTAAAGGATTAGCCGCAGCCGGTGTACCTTTATTAGGTGTAGGAGCTGCGAAGATGCTTGGCTTGGGTACTGTTACCCGAGCTATGGCTATTGGTGGTATATCTGATTTAATATCAAAAGAGTCAGACGGACATAACGCTCTTGGATCTTTAACTCAGCACTATGGTTGGATGGAAACCCCTTTGACAACCAAGGATACAGATCATCCTATGATGATGAAATTTAAAAACATCGTAGAAGGTATGGGAATAGGTCTTGTATTTGATGGTGCTGCTATGTTATTAGGTAGAGGTAGATCGAGTGTTAAAAGACAAATTATTGCTCGTAATGCAAGTATAGAAAATCAAACCACTACCCAAGCTTTAGCACAAATACGTCGAGGTGATGATCAGTTTCGTGCTGCTAAGAATGCACCTATCTCACAACGACATCAAGGTGCTGATATATCTGAAGTAGACCCCGGTAAAGCTAGAGAACAGCTTAAGAAAACACGAACAGATTGGGGTTCAGAAGATGGATCTACAGGTTCTGTTACTACATCCGTAGAACGTGAACGTATAGTTAGAGAAAGTGGTACTACAGACGGAATTGTAGAACGTACACTACGAGGTCTGATGAGCGATGAGAAGTTTAAACGAGAATTAGACTCAGTAAAAGGTGATAGAAAAGCTTTAGCTGATGTATGGCGTGATGCTGTTACAGAGTTTCATAAGATAACAGATGGTAGAGAAGCTATGGAGATGACTCCAGAGGAGTATTTATCCGATTTATTTGAGAAACAGCAAGCTTCACTTCCTTTAGGTGATACCGTATTTGAAACATGGTCTGCTGAAACAGTTGTAACAGCTGACTTAGTAGTAGGATCTCTACTTAAACAGCTTCGTGATACAGGTATAGCTGGTAGAGAACTAGCTGATTACGTATCACTAGATGATATAGATGGTCCAGCTAAACAAATTGTAGATACTCTGCTGACAGCTATGTATCAAACTAAGAAATCTAGGTTTGTAGCATCTGATTATTTCAGATCATTTGGTGCTGGTAAGACTAGAAAACAGTTAGACGATGCTGTGAATGCTGCTGTTCAATCAGATATGGAAGACGTTAAAGATTCTATATTATCAATACTTAAAATAGCTAAAGATGACCCAGATGATAACCTATTAAATGCGTTATTTGAAGCGTTCTCTATGATGAAGAATGTAAATAACTTGGATGACTTTGATAATTGGGCAAGAACTATATTAAAAGGTGGACAAATAGCAGGCGAAGGACCAGATCGTACAGGTGCTTTAATACGTAACTTACAAGAAATGGTTAGCCATAGTGTATTAAGTGGACCTAAAACTCCAATGCGAGCAATTTTAGGTACAGGTAGTGCAACATTCCTTAGACCAATGTCAACATTCTTTGGTGCTATGCTTAGATATCCCTTTACAGGAGACTCAGCTACTATCCGTAGTAGCCTTGCATCTATGAATGGTATGTTAGAAGCTCTGCCAGAAGCATTTGATTTATTCTTTACTAAGTTAAATGGTTATTGGTCTGGAGATTTATCAACTGTAAAGACTAGATATATCGAATATACCAAGGGAGACGCTAACTGGGAACTAATACGTAAATGGGCAGAAGATAGCGGTAGAGCCACTGCGGAAGATCGTGCTATCTTTGGATTTACTAATATGATACGTGGTGCAAATAATAGTAATTTATTCACTTACTCTACTAAGATAATGGCAGCGACTGACGATGCTTTTACTTTCTTATTAGGTAGAGCTAAGATGAGAGAAAAAGCTATGCGTCGAGTATTAGACCTAGAAAGTGCAGGATTTGATGTACCAACTATTAATAGGAATGTAATGGCGGCATATCAAGATGATTTCTATACAGAGATCTTTGATGCCAATGGAAATATAAAAGATGATGCTGTTAACTTTGCACGTAAAGAAGTAACACTAACACAAGATCTTACAGGTTTTGCTAAAGGATTAAATGAAGTTATGACATCTAATCCATATACCAGACCCTTCTTCCTATTTGCAAGGACTGGTGTAAACGGATTAGCATTAACAGCTAAACATACACCCGGATTTAACTTCTTAGTTAAAGAGTTTAACGATATAGCTTTAGCTGGTGCAAATGATTTACCAAAATTAAAGAAGTATGGAATTAATACTCTTGAAGAATTAAATAACGCTAAGTCACTTCAAACAGGTCGATTTGCTATAGGATCTGCTGTGACATTCATGGCTATACAAGCTTGGATGGATGGAAGACTTGCAGGCAATGGACCCGCTGATAGGCAACAACGTCAAGGTTGGATAGATGGTGGTTATTTACCTAGAACTATCGAATTAGGTGGAATACGTGTTGGATATGATTCTATAGAACCCTTTGGTCTTATATTATCTACTATAGCTGATGTTGGTGATGCCAGCATGCTGATGGGAGAAGAGTGGACTGAAAAGGAATTACAAAAAATAGCATTAGTTATAGCACAATCCGTAAGTGGTAAATCATACTTGGCTGGATTACAACAGTTAGTTGATTTAGTAGCTGGTAGACCCGGACAAGTTGAGCGAATTGGAGCTAGTTTAATGAACAATACAGTTCCTTTAGCCGGTTTACGTAATGAAATAGGTAGAATTGTCACACCTCATATGAGAGAAATTAACTCTGGTGTACTACAGTCTTGGAGAAACCGTAACTTAGCTTCTGAATATTTAACTAACAGTCCTTTGCCTGTTAAGTATGATATGCTAAATGGTCAACCAATTAGAGATTACGATTTCCTTACTAGATCATTTAACGCTATAAGTCCTATATCTTTTAACTTAGATTCTACACCGGGTAGGGAGTTACTATTTAATAGTGGCTACGATCTTAGAATGTCAACTTATTACGCTCCAGATGGAACTAATCTGACTGATCACCCACAGATAAGATCTCGATTCCAACAAGCTATAGGTCAATTAAACTTAGAGTATGACTTGGATCAATTAGCGAAAGATGAAAGAATATTAGCATCTATACAGTTAATGAAAGCTGATATTAGAGCTGGTAAGCGAGGAGAGTATAATGCTAGAGATTATTATCATAACTTAGTCATTGATAAATTATTTAAAGATGCTAGAATTGCAGCTTGGAATGAAATTAAGAATGAAGAAGCTATATATGATCTTCGTATACTACAACAAGAAACTAAACAACTTCAAGACTTTAAGAAATTTGAGTCTTACAATCTAATAGACATGTACAAATAAATGGCAACAACTTTCGTAGATTATACAGGTGATGGGAACGCCACAAAATCGTTCTCATTCCCTTCTTTCAAAGAAGCCGATATTAAAGTAGATGTTGATGGGGTTGTCAAAACATCAGGTAATCATTATAACATTACTAG